CGGTTACCGGGTCCATTCTCTATCGTGGAATCGCTTCAGGCGATTACCACGACGTTCCGCATGCCCCACCGGGGTTTCCTTACTTTGTCAATAAGGAGGGCGGAATGCCTTCTTCTTCATCTTCTCGAGTTAGAGGTGCCAGTGCGACGTTTACACTTGAGGAGTCCTCTACCGAGGGCCTCTCTACGGTGCAGACGACGAACTTTAATGGCACTTATCCCGAGGAAGCGGTCTCTAGATCCTGGAATAACACCCCAGGCTACAGGGACCTTGTGAAGGAGAGGAGGCCGATACCACCGCAAGCATTCTACTTCGACAAGAAGACGAATGTGTCGAGTTCCTTCATGTTAACTAGCAAAACTCCCAAGATTCGCGAGAACGCTTGGGAGGGGCTGGTTCACACAACGGAAACCTACCGCGGTGACATAGCTGCTTTCGGGCAGCTATCGGCAGCGTCCATTGACCAGAGCAACTACAAGCACCATGTCACCATCAGTGATGATGAGGTGTTCATCAAGTTGCGTGATGGACTTAACGGAGGCGAATCGTGGAACAGTCTCGTTTTCGGTGCTGAAGGCGCGTCATCCGCAAGGATGATATCGTCGAACGCCGTGAAACTGCTAGATGCGGTTCGCTTCGCCAAGAGGGGAAACATCAAAGGCCTTCGCGGGATCTTTGGTGTTGCGCCACCGGGCTATAGGAAACCTAAACCCGTCGGGCGCACGATGGACAGTGCGTCCTCCCTCTGGTTGGAGTACACATACGGTTGGAAACCCCTTGTTTCAGACATAGGGACCGCCGTGGTTGCTCTTGACGGTTTAATCTCCCGGAGATCTAATCCCCAGGGGAACCGCCGTTTGAGATCAACGATTCGTCGCGAAAGCAACGTGTCGGAGCAAGTGTACTTCAGTGGTAGTCCCCATACGATCATCGCTGATCGCCACCAACAGAAGCAAGAATGGAGACGCGGTACCCTTAACTGGCGTATCTCATCTCATGAGCTCTACAACGCGAAATCCTTTGGGTTTACAAACCCACTGGAGGTTGCCTACGAGCTTATGTTCCTGTCGTTTGTAGTGGATTGGGTCGTTCCCATCGGTGACTACCTTTCTTCCCTCGACAACCACCTTGGTGTCGAGATCGTTGGTGACTGGTCAGTCTCAACGAAAATCGTGAATTGCTGGAAGTATAGCAATTTGCGTGACCCCGCAGGCCTCCTTAGCGGGGGGTTTGATGGTGTCGGTCCGAGGAGCACGACGACGTTTGTCTGCCGTGAGATTCACTCTGGGAGTGTCCCACTTCCTTCCTTAGACTTTCTCAAGGTACGCCCACAGCTCGGGGCGTCGCGTCTGACAAGCGCGATCGCTTTGACAAAGCAACTGCTTTTCAAAACGAAGTAGCTAGCTGGGGCATCGGTTATGCTGATGCCCTCCACCTGGAGAAATCCAACTAACCGCTTATCGTGCCTTTAGCAAGCACTGAAAGAACGAGCAAATGCCCGCTCAACCTTCCTTTTCCGTTAATGACGGTGAGACCGTACCTGTCAGCCACGCCTTCACACCGCAAGGTGTGTCGAACGTGGCTGGTGAGGCGTTGGCCAGGTGGAAAAACCTGGGCCAAGCGCGTCCTCTAGGTATGGAAGAAACGATGGTCGCCTCGCGGCGTTCAAAGGCCGATGGCAGCGTCGTCCAGAAGTTCAGTACCAAGATTCCGGTAACGGGTCTTGATGTGAACGGAAAGACGGTTGTCCTCCGGACCATTGACGCCTACACCGTGGTGAACTCCCCCGTCGGTTCAACCGAACAGGAGCGTAAGAATGCCCGCTGGATGCACTCTGTGTTCCAGACGCTCAGCACTCTGACTCCTGCGATTGACCGTGCAGAAGGGTTCTGGTGAACCTGGGTCCTCACGGACTTTCAGACACTGGATTAGGGTAGCTGTGATAGCCGCCCTTACCATCTTCTTCATTCTCTCATCGGTGTTCAAATGGCAACCAAACGAACTCACCGTCATGCTCATAGCAGCGCTGGTAAAGCTAGCACTGTGAACACGCTTCGTCAGCCGGTCAAGCTGGTCGGCCTAACAACGACCCGCATTGTGCAGGATTACCTTGAGAGTCTTGCGACTCCTAAGGCCTTGTCAGTGTGGTTGTTGTTTCGCCATGGCGAACACGAGCAACTCCTCGAACTCCTTTCTGAGAAATTTGCAACGCTTTCGGGCGTTCGCTCGGTGCTCTACGGCATCGACAGATTTCGGAGAGATTACGCAGCTCTCAAGCTGCTAAAGAAGAGCGACTTCCTCAAGGTCGCTTTTCAGAGAGACGAGGTCGCCCTCGACAAGGGGCGGCGCGCAGAGGCGCAGAATCGAGTTACGAACGAAAGGTTTCGGCACTGTCGTTTTGACAGCGAGTTTCACGCGGTACTTCATCGCGCGGCTCGCATTGTGCAAGAAATCCTAGGCCGTTGTCCCGAAACTGCAACAGAGTTCTTCGACAGATTCGGCGACCACCCTTGGACAAAGGGCAGCGCTTCGTCTGTCGTGTACTCTGAGCGCGCGGCAGCGTTCAAATACCAGGCATCATCTTTGGACGTTACGTATGGTTCTGTAAACCTGGCTTCGTGCCTGGTCAACAGATCACCTCTGTGGTCCGCAGCAGCGTTGGAGGGCGTCGGCGTTAAAACCGATGGTCCGGCTAGCGTACTGCCCAGTGCCTTCACAATTGTGGGGCACAACACAGCACATTGCGTTCCGAAAGATGCACAAACTGATCGGTTGATAAGGGTCGAACCCCTGTTCAACGTGTTGCTTCAACGAACCGTTGGAGCTTACATCAGAGATCGATTGCACCGCTTCGCGGGAATCAATCTCTTAGATCAGTCCGCCAACCAGTATCTAGCCAAACTTGGGTCTTTGGACTCCTCCTGGAGCACCATCGATTTGAGAGCGGCGTCCGATACGATCGCACGTCTACTTGTTCATACGCTCCTTCCGCAACCGTGGGCGGAGTTACTGGATAAGTTGCGGTCCCATACATCTGTTTGGGCGTCTGGGTGCAAACCTGAGCGCTTTGAGATGTTCTCGTCCATGGGCAACGGGTTTACTTTCGAGCTAGAGAGCGTGCTCTTCTATGCTTTGAGTTCCGCTGCTTGTGGCCACGATGGCATCTTAGTGTATGGAGATGACATTGTAGTTCCGACCTGTGACTATGAAAAGGTCACGACAGCGTTGAGGAACGCTGGGTTCGAGGTCAACGACACGAAGTCGTTCCACGAAGGTCTCTTCCGGGAGTCCTGTGGGGAAGACTACTTTAACGGCGTACGGGTAACAGCTCCCCGTATCGAACACGAGATCTTGACCGTACAGGACGCTGTGGATTTCCACAACGCCGTGTACGATTGGTTCAAGTGTTCCTGCGTAATCGCCCCCTCACAGGGTGCGCGATTACTCCGTCGTTGGCGAAGGTCTGTAGAGATAGCCTGGAAAGTCCCGCTCGGCCCTTCTGGGGCTGGTAACGGACATTTCTGGGTGAACCTTGATGAGGCCACGCCGTCCCGGCATCGCTGCTGGGATGGCTGGATCTACAAGACCTTGCACGAGCGGTTTAACGATCGCTTCGTGCCTGCGGCGGGATCATCCGGTAACGGGTGGTTCCGTGATGTGTTTTCCGACAAGCAGATTAGCTCGAAGGCTGTTTTGGCTTCGGCCCTTTACGAGAAATGGCGACCTCTTACGAGGAGACCAAACCCGTATGGACGGTTTAAGAGCACTGTGCCGAAGGATTCCGACACCATACAGGGGTCGCGGTGGAACTTTCCCTGCGACCTTCCGCATGACACTGTGCAG